ACTGGTGAAATAGCAGGATTATAATAGATAAATATTATAGGAGAAACAAATGAGTATATCTACACTATCAAAAATTACAGTACCTTTAGACAGTAACCAATCTGCTTCTAACCAAGGTCTGTTAATGCCAAAGTTACAGTATCGTTTTAGAGTATCACTAGAAAACTTTGGTGTATCTACACCAACTACTGAACTTACAAAACAAGTTGTAGATATTACAAGACCTAATTTAAGTTTCGAAACAACTACTATTGATGTTTATAACTCTAAAGTATATCTAGCAGGTAAACACACATGGGAAACTGTTACACTAACATTAAGAGAAGATGTCAGCAACAACGTACAAAAACTTGTTGGTGAACAATTACAGAAACAATTTGACTTCTTTGAAATGAGTGCGGCGGCTTCAGGTTCAGACTACAAATTCGTAACAAGAATAGAAATTACAGACGGCGCAAACGGTGCCAACACAGTGAATGTTTTAGAAACATTTGAACTGTATGGTTGCTACATTGAATCAGCAAACTACAATCAATTAGCATATCAAACAAGTGAACCTGTGACTGTAACGTTAGCATTAAGATACGACAATGCTATCCAAACCCCACAAGGCACTGGCGTTGGAACTGCTGTGGGCAGAACTGTAAACACTTTAATTACAGGCGGCGGCGCTTAATAATCATTAGCATTTATAAATTTAAGAAGGGGGCTCCGGCCCCTTTTTTTTATTAACCAAGGGAAGGATCAAACCATGAAAAAACTATTAAAAAATAAAAAAGTTTGGATTGGTGTAGCAGTAGTTGTTGCCGTATTTGCATGGGCAATGATTTCTGGAGATACAACTCCAGTTGATGCCACTACACAAGGCTAATCTTAATTTAAACAGTGCTTAAGGCGGCTTTTTAGTTGCCTTAAGTTTTTAACACACCACTTTTTACAGCACATAAATACTGTATATGGCAAATTTACTCAAAGGTTTTTTAGACAATGTGTTCAAAGGAACACTCAATCCCAAAGGAAATCTAGCAGATTTCAGCCATGCTTCTAGGCTGTATGTTGATGACAGTTTTAGATTAGCACCCAAACAGAAATTTTTATATCATGTGGTTTTCAATATTAATCCACAAGCGGCAATTACAGATCCGCCATTAAGTAATCATCAAAGAGAATTGAATATGCTTGTAAAAGCAGTAGACTTACCACAATACACTGTGGATATGATCACTGCACAACAATACAACATTAAAAGAAAAGTACAAACTAAAATTTCATATGATCCTATAAACATTACATTTCATGATGATAATTATGGCGTCACAACAGCATTATGGGAAACATACTATAGGTATTACTTCAATGACGGAAATTATGGTTCTAAAGATACAGTGGGAAATCAGTCTAGCAGTACAGAAAGACCTTACAGTAAAATAGGTGGACTACACAATAGTAAAAATACAAAAAATAGATTTGGTTTAGATAATGATGCCAATATTCCTTTTTTTACAAGCATTCAAATTTATCAGATGGCAAGAAAAACTTATACTTGTTACACATTGGTAAATCCTATTATTCAAAGATGGCAACATGATTCAATGAACAATCAAGAAAATGCTCCTGTACAAAATCAAATGGTTGTAGAATATGAAGCAGTATTTTATTCAAGAGGTAGAGTACAAGCCAATGGTGCTCCAGCAGGTTTTGGAAAAGAACATTACGACAAAACTCCTTCACCTAATTCATTATCAGGTGGTGGCTCTACAAGTTTATTAGGCACAGGCGGAGTGTTATCAGGATTGTTTGGTGAAAACGATGGACCATACACTTATATTGGAAGTCAACTTGGTTCTAGCAGAGGAAAAATTACTTTAGGATCAATAATAAGAACAGCAAACAGATTAAAAAATGCTAAAAATTTATCCAAAGAAGGTTTGAGACAAGAAGGTTTCAACATACTTACAGGTGCTATTGGAAGAATAGGAAACACTTCTGATCAAGCATATGGAGTACCAAATACGTTTATAGGTAGAAGTGCTTCAAATATTGGATCAGGATTAAAAGCAGTAACAAAAGCATTAATAAAAAGGAACTAATGAGTAATATACCTAAACAAAACAATGACAGCAATCAACCTGTTAAAGAATTTTTTAACAATTATTTTAATGATACAATAGCATTTCCAAGCAATGATGTTGATGCTGTGGTTGGATATTTTGAATCACGAGGCTTTGATAGAACTGCTAGTATATCAACAGCAACAGTAATATTACAACAGGCTAAAATTGACGGAGTAAAAGTTTTTGAATTATTAGATACTTTGAAAGGCATGGACAAAGTACAGTTAAGTTATATTGTAACAGAAATTTTAAACCACAATAGATCCAACACATCATCACTTGGATACAAAGTTAAAACTGAAAACAGCCTTTCAGAAAAACGTAACATAGTGGTATAATCCAATGGCGAAATTCGCTCAAGGAAGATTCCAAATAAAAAATCCAGACAAATATGTTGGTGGTAGAACACCTTTATACCGTAGCAGTTGGGAATTTGCTTTTATGCGATTTTGTGATGAAAGTCCTAGTATATCTAAATGGGCAAACGAATCAATACGTATTCCTTACAAACATCCACTCACAGGAAAATTTACAATATATGTGCCAGATTTTTTTATTGCTTACACAGATAAAAATGGAAGACCCCATGCAGAAGTAATTGAAATAAAACCAGAAAATCAAACATTGACCGAAAAGGTTGGCAAAAACAAATACAATCAAGCACAACTTATTATAAACAAAGCAAAATGGATGAGTGCTCAGATGTGGTGCAAGAATAAAGGATTCAGATTTAGGGTAATAAACGAAAAAGATATCTTCCATGGCACAAAATGAGTACGAAAAAAATAAGACAATGGGCGTGGCCTTACATTAAAAACTTCCGTACATACATAGACGTTGGTGCTTTCAACGGAGACACATCTGCTCCATTTGTAAATGATTTCAAAAGGGTTATAGCATTTGAACCCAGTCCTCTAACATTTCCACATATTCCAGATACAGTTGAAAAATATAATGTTGCTTTAGGCAATCAACACGAAATAAAAACACTTAAGGTTCCTGGTGGAACTGGAAATCCTGTTCATGGTAGTCTTGTAAGATATGGCAAAGGTGTTATTGAACACGAAGTTTCCGTAAAATGTTTAGACGATTATAATTTTGAAGACGTAGATTTTATAAAAATAGATGTGGAATGGTATGAATTAAAAGTATGTCAAGGTACAGAAAATACAATTAAAAAATATATGCCTACCATAATGTTCGAAAACAAACGCAATGAAGCAGACAACTGCAAAGAGTATTTAGAATCGCTTGGATACCAAATCAAAAAGTACAAGTCGGATACCATAGCCTACACTAAATAAAATTACATTTATGACCAAAAAATTAGAAGAACTACTCAACCTTCCAGAGTCGCAAGAAATAGTGAAAGAAGAACAAGAGAAATCTAAGGCTGAAGAAGAAAAAGCAGAAAAGAAATCTCAAAGTATTAATCAGCAAAAAAGCACAATGAGAGATATTGCCGAGTTTGATAAGATTGCGGCGGCACTACCAAAAGTTGAAGGCTTGGGAGAAATGGGCGATTCTGAATTAGATGACGTGGGTACTAGAGCAATCAATGCCTATGAGGATTTAATGGATTTAGGTATGAATGTTGAAAGTAGATACTCGGCTCGTATATTTGAAGTTGCAGGCAATATGTTGAAAACAACACTTGACGCCAAAGTAGCAAAAATGGATAAAAAATTAAAGATGGTTGATTTACAACTGAAAAAGCAAAAACAAGACCAAAAAGCGGGCGATTCCGACACTAATGTGGTACAAGGTGAAGGATATGTGATATCAGACCGTAACAGTTTATTGGAAAAACTTAAAAAGATGGATAAATACAACAAAGCAGAAAAAGATGACAAAAATGACAAGTAAATTTGAACAATATCTAGCAGAAAGCACAAAAACGTACCCATTCAAAATTGGGGTAGCGGGTGATTTGCCAGAAGGTTTCGCTGACACTTTAGAATCAGCACTAGCAAAATTCGTAGTTGTTAAAATGAGCAACGGTAAAAAAACTCCAATACAAAAAAGACCATTGGATTTTCCTGCTTTAGAAAACGAAAGAACAACCTACTTTGAAACAGAATTACAATACCCAACAACAACACAAGTTCTACAACAATACATCAAAACATACACTGATCTTCCTGAAAGTCATATCATTGTGAGAAATCCAAATGAGCCTCAAGAAGAGTACCAAGCAGAAAAAGATGATGCTCCATACGAAGCAAAATTAAATTCAGCATATGAAGACAGCAAAGACGAACAGAAGTCAGCAGGTACAAGCAGAGTAATGGATTTATTAAAGGAATTAGAAAAAGAAAGAAAAGAAAGATCAGCACCAGATGCCGCAGGTGATATCAAACCAGGCGGTAACGTTATGCCAAATGAAGGCGACAGCAAAAACAAAATGTCACCTATTTCAGGCAAGTCGAAAGGTAAATAATAACATGGACATAAGAGATTTTTTAACAAAAATTGATGCTATTCAAAATAAAGAGCAAATGAAAGAAGATGTAAAGAAAATACATCTTAACGAAGCATCACAAGTAATGTTGTATGGAGATACTCCAGAAGACATGAATGCTATCGCACAAATTTTCAAAAACGCAGGAGTAACTCCTCCAGCACCAGTTGAAGGTCCAAAGCCAGAAGAAGCAGAAGCAGAAGAAGTTTCAGCAACTGAAGAAGTTCCAGGCAAAGCAACAACAACACCTAATCCTGAGTACAAAGACACACAGTACATGACTAAAGATTTATCAGGTGGTCCAAACAGAATTCAAAAAACTTATCCAAAAGTTGCAGGTGGAGATAATCCAATGGCAATTAAAACGGATGAAGAAATTGAATCTTCAATTAAAGAAGCACTAGTTCAAGCATACCAAGACTTCAAAAAAAAAGACTAGAACGTAGCCTTACAAAACCAGAAGAAAAAGCAAAAGAAAAATACGTCAAAGGTATGAAAAAAGCCAAAGGCGATTTTAAAGACCGTTATGGTGACGATGCTGAGGCAGTAATGTATGCGACTGCTACCAAAATGGCAAAGAAAAACGCATAATCAAAAAGCAATACACCACCAATTTTCAGCATAAGTATTATATATGAGTAATAAAAGTTTAGACGGTGTCCTTACCAAAAAAGCACACCAACGTGAAAGGTTTACAGAAGAACAAATAGCAGATTTAGTTGCCTGCTCAAACGAAAAAACTGGCTTCGAAGCATTTGCTAAAAAGTTTTTCTTTATACAACATCCTGTAAAAGGAAAATGTATTTTTGAACCTTTTGATTATCAAACAAGATTGCTTCACAGTTATCACGATTTTAGATTCAATATTAATATGCTACCAAGACAAAGTGGTAAGACCACAACTGCCGCTTGTTATCTTTTATGGTATGCTATGTTCCACCCTGACCAAACAATTCTTATTGCGGCACACAAATACACAGGTGCTCAAGAAATTATGCAACGTATAAGATATGGATATGAACTGTGTCCTGATTTTGTGAGAGCAGGTGTTACAAACTACAACAAAGGTTCAATGGAATTTGAAAACGGTTCACGTATTGTAAGTGCAACCACAACAGGTAACACAGGTAGAGGTATGTCTATATCATTATTATACTGTGATGAGTTTGCGTTTGTTAATCCAGGAATAGCACAAGAGTTTTGGACTTCTATTTCTCCAACACTAGCAACAGGTGGACGAGCGATTATTACATCAACACCTAACTCAGATGAAGATGTATTTGCCACTATTTGGAGAGAAAGTCAAAACAAATTTGATGAACACGGCAACGAACAAGAATTAGGAATCAACGGTTTCCATGGATACACAGCAAGTTGGGACGAACATCCTGAGCGAGATGAAGAATGGAAGAAACAAGAATTAGGACGTATTGGTGAAGAAAGATTTAGACGTGAGTACGGTTGTGAATTTTTAGTTTATGATGAAACATTGGTCAACAGTTTAGTATTAACAACTTTAGAAGGTGCAGATCCTGTCTTAAATATGGGACAAACACGTTGGTACAAAAAACTTGATCCCCATGCCACTTACGTTGTCGCATTGGATCCAGCAATGGGTACAGGTGGAGACAATGCCGCAATCGAAGTATTTGAATTGCCCACATACAAACAAGTAGCAGAATGGAAACACAACACAACACCTATTCCACAGCAAATTAGAATAATGCGTGACATATGTAACTACATAAAAGAAGAAACAAAATCCTCAGGCTCAAACATATATTGGAGTGTTGAAAACAATACCATAGGAGAATCAGCATTGTTGGTTATCAACGACTTTGGTGAAGATTCTATTCCTGGTCTGTTTGTATCAGAGCCAATAAGAAAAG